AGGAGCAGCCCGACTCGAATGGCCCGTAAGGCCCCAGCGCCCGAGCCCGTAGGGCCCGAGCCCTATCCGCCCAAGGGCAAGAAGGTGGACAAGAAGCTTCGAGGTGGCCCCTGGGCCAAGGAGAAGCACACCTTCCGAGAGCTGGAGGACGGGACGATGTGGCCCCCCGAGCTGGTCCTGACGGACCGTGACGGGGGCTACGTCGGGCGGTACGTACACGCCGAGCTCCAGCAGAAGACACGCACCCTGAAGATCGTGGAATGGGAAACGCCCGAGCAGTACGCTCGGGCGCTCCGTCTCGCAGTCTTGCGGGGGCATCTCTAGTAGTTGTAGTAGCGGCGCTATCGGTACCTAGCGGGTGGGGGCCATGTAGCCCCCGCCCGTGCCGTATCTCCCGATGCCCACGGGGGGAGCTCCCTCGTTGGGTGCGGGCTGGGCGCTCCCGATGCCGTCGTCGAGGTAGACGAAGCGCTGGTTCCAGTTCCAGCCCATCGGGTCGGTGCGCATGGCGCCACCGCCTGGGATCCGCTGAGGGATCAGGTGTCCCCGACCTCGAGCTCCCTCGGGGAGCGTCGGGGGCTTCAGGTCCCGTTCCGTGAACGGATCCTCGATCCCCGCCTGGTACCTGTCGGCGGCGTACTGGCTGCGCTCGTCCAGCCAGTCACTGCCGATCTCGCCGTTGCTGGGGCGGGGAACGAGGCGGCTGATCAGCTCGAGCAGGTAGTAGTCCTCCTCGTTCCCCCGCTCCATCAGGCGCCCGCGGCCCAGAAGCTGTCGTCGACGGCCGCGGCGTTGCCGAAGCTGACGGCCTTGTCGAGGGCCGTGGCGGGCTCCAGGCCCACGAGGTCCTCGGGGACGGGCGTCAGCACGGACACGACCTTGGTCAGGGTCCGAGCGGCGGCGATGCCGCTGGCCACGACGGCCGCGACCTTGAGGCCCACGGCGACGGGCAGGAGCGGCACGACGACGGTCGACACGACCGTGAGGACGGCCACGACGGCCGCCAGCCACGCGGGGGCGGAGGTGAGGACGGTCTTGATCTTGGGGGACATGTGCTACTGCTCCTGCTTCAGGGTGTTGACGAGATCTGCCATGACCCACTCGAGGCGGGTCAGGACGTCGGCTTCCGCTAGGACGGCGGCGAGGTCGTCCTTGTGGACGCCCCGCACGAACTTGACGCCCGAGGCCAGGTAGGCCTTGACGGTGGCCTCCGAGCGGATGTGGGTGGGACCGTTGGCGTCCACCAGCCAGACGGCGGCGTCGCCTGTGGCCTGGATCATGTACATGTCGTCGTCCTCCTGGTGGACGGGCTTGGGAGCGGGGGGCTTGGGCGCGACACCTGGGAACCAGGGCCGCGTGTCGTTCTCGCCCGTGTGGGTCGAGAGCACCGAGATGTGCAGGTGCTTGCGGTGGGCGTTCTTGCCCGTGTAGGACCGCCACTGCCATGCGGGCCCGTTGCTCGAGTTGTACGAGGCGAACATCCGCCCCTCGTAGATCACGTACTTGATCCGAGGGTCACGGCTCAGCCGCAGGTACTCGGCGACGAACAGGAGCTCGGCGCCGTGGTCGGCCTGGTTGCCGTCGAGATCCTCGTCGAGGTCGTAGGCGTGGACCGCGCCCTTCCAGTCGGGGTTGTGGTCCGACGTGCCCTTGGCGTGGGCGGTGTCCCCGATGCTGCCGTCGCTGGACTTGTCCCGCTTGGGGTAGCGGGCGTTCGCCTGGGCCCGTAGGGCCACCAGAGACGGGACGAGATACCAGGCCATACCTCTAGCCCGCGATGTCCCCCACGTGCCCGACAGTCACGTGCTCTGCCAGGGACCTCTTGACGTCGTCCACTTGGGCCTCGAGCCGCAGGTTCCCCTCGGCCTGAGCGTACGTAGCCGCACGCTGGCGAGCGATCACGAGGTCGACCTTCTGGTCGATCGTGCCGATCATCTCCAGGTACTGGCGGGGCTCCAGACCATGGTTGGTCTGGATCTTGTTCAGGACGACGTCCTGCTTCTGCTCCACCCGCTCGTTCGACTGGCGGGTGCGTCTACGTTCCCACAGGTGCGAGGCGCCGATCAGGGCGACGATGATGGTTGTGATGGCCTCGATCACCCGATTGCCTCCATGACTTCTTCGGCCCCAATGCGGCCCTCTTCCAGGTGGCCCAGCTGCTGGGCCCTTTCGAGCTTCTCCTTGACGTCGTAGTACCGACCCCAGAGGACTGTCTCCTGCTCGTCCCGAGTGTTCGTCCTCGTGCCGAGCCCTAGGAAGAAGCTCAGCGCCGTGGTCGCGTGTCGGTCCTCGAAGCGCTCCTCGCTGGGGAGGAGACGCCGTGCCCGCCCCATCAGGGGCAGGGCCTGCTCGACGGCGTACAGCCCCTTGGGGGAGGCGTACCACCCGCCGTCCGCACCGCGGTCGGCCCAGCCCATCGCGCTCATCGCCTGGGGGAGCCCAGGCACGATGGCGAAGGCCGCAGGCATGGGCTCCATCTCGTCGCTGAGGGGGATGCCCTTGAAGACCTGCTTGCCCGCCCAGACCTCGTAGGGCGTCTTGAGCACGGGCGTGACCATGCCCGCAGTCATCCCAGGGTCGGTCGTCTCGGCGAGCGACATGAAGGGGAGGTCGGGCATCATGTAGGTCTGGCCGCCGCCGACCTCGAAGGGGAGGCGCATGGCGAACGCGTCCTCGAAGTAGTCGGGGACCACACCCTCCTCCTCCGACATCGACTCGACGTTGCGCTTGACCACGAAGTAGCGGTTGATCTTGGCGGGGTTCTTCGCCAGCATCTCGAGCTGGAGCGGCAGGTTCTTGCGGGTCCACGTGTAGAAGGGGACCACCCGACGGATGCCCGAGCGCTCGAGCGCCGAGAGATCCTCGTAGTCGAAGTGGAACTTCAGCATCTTGGCCGTGGCCTCGTCAGCAGCCCGCTCGGCGCCCAGGCCGAGCTGGCGGTTCTTGACGTAGGTGTCCATGAACAGCGAGCCACGCAGCATGTTCTCGACGTGCTCGCCGCCCTGGCGGCTGGCACGGGTCAGGGCGAAGGCGTCGCTGAACGGGTTGTAGCTCTTGTCTCGGAAGGCCGAGTCCTCGATCTCGTAGGCAGTTTGTCCACCTGTGCGCAGGCCGCGGTCTTCGAACATCTCGAAGGCCTCACGGGCCATGGGGTCGAGCTTGTCGATCTCGCCGTGGCTGGCGCGGGCGTACCAGCCGTACGCCTGCTCGTCCATGCTGGCCAGCCAGTTGTTGTTCACGCCGCCGAAGGTGTTGCGGAAGTGGAACCCAGGGCTGAGGATCTGGTACCGCTTGAGGAGGTTGACGACCTTGTCGTAGGCGTTCATCACGCCACGCATGCCCTCGGGCGTGGTCAGGCGGCTGGCCGCCGACATGGCCTCGACCATGGCCTCGGGCAGCTGGGTGTTGGTGCCGAACTGCCTATAGCCGTCCCGCAGCATCGGGACGATCTTCTCGTTGATCTCCACGTCGCCCATGGCCCGCAGGTAGCCCTCGACCTTGGCCGTGCTCTCGCCTGCGTCGAGCAGCTCGGCCTGGGCCGCCTTGGCCTGGGCCTCGAGGTGGGCGACCACGCCCGTGTAGCGCTGGGCGATGGCGTCGTCGGCCATGTTGCCCGACACGGCGTTGGCCATGGCCAGGGACCACATCTGGGCGTTGTGCTCGTCGTAGTTGGCCTGGATGGAGGCGGCAGCCCCGTAGAGCTCCTCGGCCTCGGTGCGCAGCGCCATCTGGTCGGTGAGGTGCTTGTTCAGCTTGGTGGTGGCGCCCGTCTCGAAGGCGGCAGCCTCCGCCTTGAGCGCACCCAGGGCCCGCTCGTTGCGGCGGGCGTTGCCCTGGAGGTTGGCCAGCGAGGGCCCCATCCCCACGATCTCCCGCTCGACGGGCTCCAGCGCAGCCTCCGCCTTGTAGACGGGCTGCATGATCGTCTCGGCGAGCTCCCGCCTGGCGGGGTCGTTGCCCTCGAGCGCCTGCCACTGGCGGGCGAGCGAGTCACGTCCCCACTCGGACAGCTGAGCGTGGGCCTCGGCCTGGGCGGCCTGGGCCGCAGCCTTGACGGTGGTGACCTCGTCCAGCTGACCGCTGGCGCGGGCCACCGAGCGCTGGAGGATGCTCTGCCGACGGCGAGCGCTCCCAAGGTAGGACTGGCCGATGCTGAGCTGGCGCTCGTGGAAGCGCTTGGCCTGCATGGCCTTGCCGTGGCTCAGGCGCTCCCAGGCGTCGCCCGACTCGTAGGCGTAGTCGTCTCGGCCCGAGCGGCGCAGCAGGTGCTCGTAGGCGAGCACGGAGTTGGCGTTCTCGAGCTGGTCCTGGTGGTGCTTGACCTTGGTCTGGATCTGGACGAGCTGCTCGTCGAGCTTGGCCAGCTCGGCGCCAGCATCACCCCAGGCGCCCTCCATCTCGTCCAGCAGGGCGTCGGCGGCCGACAGCTCGTCGGACGTCTCCTCGATCAGCTCGGAGATCGTCTCCTCGCCCGCGCCCATCTGGTAGTCGGCACGGCGCAGCGCGCCGTCCAGCTTGGAGGTCAGCTCCTCCTTGTAGGCGTACAGGGCGTCCAGCCTGGCCAGACCCTGGTCCAGCTGGCTCTTGGCCGTGGCCGCCTCGGCGGCCTGGGCGGCGATCTCGCGGGACATGGCGGTGCGCTCGTCGCTCACCTGGTCGAGCCAGTTCTTGGTGCCCGTCTCGAGGTCGTCCAGCGCGGCGAACGCAGCGGCCGAGTACTCCTCGAGCGCAGCGGCGTCGGTGCTCTTGGCGCCCAGGCGCCCCTCGGCGTCGACGACGGCAGCAGCACGCCGTTCGGCGTTGGCGTCCAGCCCGTCAGCGAGCTCGTCCATGCCCTGGGAGGCAGCCTGGAAGCCCTCGTCGGCGTCCTTGGCCCACAGGGCGGCACGCCGCTGGCGCGCCTTGGCGCGGCTCAGGCGGTTGGTCAGCTGGTGGACGATGCCCGCAGCGGCCTCGTCGTCAGCGTCCGTGATCCGCATCATCAGCGAGTCACCGATCCCGAGCTGACGTAGGCGCCCCGCGGTCACCTCGGTGCCCAGCTGCTGGCCCATCATGCGGATGTAGGCGGGAGTCAGCTCAGCGAGGTCATCCTTCCAGATGGCCGAGCCGCCCGAGTCCAGCTGCTTCTTGTCGATGACGCCCTTGTTGAACAGGATCTCGTCGACCTGGCGCTCGACGGCGGCGCCAGCCTCCGTCGGGTCCAGGATCTTGGTGCCCATGAAGTCTTCGCCAGGGCGGATGGTCCGCCCCAGGATGCTGGGCACTCGGCTGCTGCCTCGGGCCGCCTTGTTGTAGCCCGCCTCCGCCATCTGTGCGCCTACGGGGGCTGCCTCATCGATGTAGCGGGGGGCGTAGAACTGACCCGCATCGCCCACGACCTCGAGCCCGACACGATCGACGTCGGCCAGGTGGTTGAACTCGTTGCGCATGTTCTCGAACAGGGCCCGCCAGTCGTCGACGAGCGAGGGGTCACGGCCAGTCACCTGGGTCAGCGCATCCAGGTCACCCCGCAGGGCGCGGGTGACGTTGGTGGTGTTGACGCCTGCGGCCTTGGCCCGCTTGATCAGGTCGTTGGCCTCGGTCGAGGCCTTGGCCTCCCACCCGTGGGCGGCGTACCGCCCCTGGGCATCGGCCTGCAGACCCCACAGGCCCTGGGTGGCCAGCTCGGGGTCACCCGAGCGCATCATGGTGCGCAGCAGGGGCTTGGAGCCCGAGAACCCCTTGTTCACCAGCCCCTGGACGGGGCGGCTGTTCATCAGCCCAGCGACGGGCTTGTGGGCCAGGCGGCTGGCGCTACGGCCAGCCTGCCCGACGGCGCTCTGGCGGGAGGCGAGCTGGATCTGGCGGGGGATCTCACGGCCAGCCACCGCATCCACCAGGCGGTCCACGCCCAGGGCTCGGGCCACGGGGCCCTTGCCAGGCGTGTTCAGGAAGATGCCACCCTCGGCACCGATGGCGGCCAGCTCGTTGTCGTTCAGGGCCGAGGCGGTGCGTTCCCGCAGCACTCGAGCGGCAGCGCGCTCGGCGCCCTCCTTGCCCAGCGTCTCGGCGCCCTCGGCCGTGAGTCTGCGGGCCACGGACTGGACGTCGTCGAGCTTGGACTGGGGGGCGATGTAGGTGAGCGGGTCGAGGAAGATGTCGCCCATCAGCCCCTCCATGCCGCCCGTGTTGAAGGCCTCGGAGGTCGAGATGTTGTTGCGGGTGTTCTGGATGATGTCGGCAGTGGAGAACCCGTCGCCCGCAGTCATGCGGTCGACCTCGGCGATCGTCGCCACGGCGGCAGCGCGGGGCGTGTCGATGACGTCCAGGGCGCCCTCGAGCGCCTTGCGGCCAGCACCGAAGACGGAGCCGAAGCTGAACCCGCCTCCGCCACCGCCTCCACCCTCGACCTTGCGCAGCGCCTCGTTCAGCTCGGAGCTCATGCCCGAGCCGCCACTCGAGCTCCCCGAGGAGCGGCGACTACGGGCGCCGTGGGTCGTGCGGACGCGGCCAAGGCCCCCGCTGCTGTGCCGCACCTGGATGGGTGCGGTGATGACGTCTCGCCAGGTACGAGCCATCAGTTCCAGGGCGACCAGTCGAAGCGGCCCCGAGCCTGACGGGTGGGCAGCCGCTGGTCGAGCCAGTCGCCAGCCTTGTTGACCCACGTGCGATCGTCGCCGTCGTCCTCTCGCCCGCGACGCCGTGCCTGGATCCTCTGCGTGGCGCGCTGGAAGGAGTTCGGGTTCTCCGACGCCATGCGCTGGTTCCGCTCGGCCTCACGCCGACCTCGGGCCGTGGGGTTGTCCCACTCGCTCTCGGCCTGGGTGCGCATCTGCTCCCGCAGCCCGCCGTAGCGCAGCACGGCCTGCCAGCCCTCGGGGTCGGTTTCAGCCATGCCCGCGTACATCTGCTCGAGCTGGGCCTTCTCGTCGCCGCCCTGGTCCCCGCCACCCAGGAACACGTCCTCGGGCCCCTGGGAGGCAGCGGAGCCACTGGCGAACCCAGGCCCGCCCGCGCTGGGGAGCTCGCCGCCCGTGATCGGGCGCGCGCCGTAGCGCTGGAGCAGCATCTCCTGCATGGCCGAGTTGCGGCCCATGCTGGGCGAGCCCTGGGCGAGCAGGTTCTCGATGCCGCTGTTCAGGTAGTCGATGGCGATGTCGTCCTTGGCCTCGCCGTCGCCCGCCGTGTTGATCTTGTTGCGGGTGCCCCAGTCGGCCGTCTGGCCGATCTGGTCCCAGGCGGTGCGGCCCACTCGGTCACGCAGCTCGTCCTGGTGCTCGCCGCTGTTCCAGTCGTTGACGGCGGAGATCATGTCCCCGTCGTTGTTGGCCAGGATCTCGGCCAGGTACGGCTGAACCAGGGGATCGGCCTGGAGGTAGACGTCGTTGGAGAAGTTCTCCCAGCCCTCGGAGCCGCCCATGGAGCGGTTCACCATGGTGTTGGCGGCCGCGTCCGAGCGCGGCTTGTACATGTCGTACAGCTGCTCGGGGATCTGGTTGCTGTACCCGTACTTGCCGTACGGGTCCCAGCGGCCCTCGGGCCCGTACCCGATGTCCATCAGGGCCAGGTACTCTTCGTACGGGTCGGGCGGGTAGAGGTTCGGATCCATCGACATCAGACGAGCCCCATCAGCTGCTGGGTGCGCTGGCGCTGCAGCTCGGCGAGCGCCTGCTGGTAGTTGTTCTGGGTGTTGGCCTGGGCGCCCTGGTGGATCTGGGTGGACCCAGCCCGCTGGTCGCCGTACTGGAGCGCCATGATGGCGTCCAGGCGGCTGTTGAAGTTGTTCGACGCAGCGCCTCGAGCGCCCGCGTCGGCCTGGTACATCTGGCCCGCACCGAGCAGGGCCGAAGCGTCCACGCCCTGGGCGCCGAGGTCACCCCGCAGGGCCTTCGTGGCCCCGCGGATCTGGCCCTGGGCCGAGCGGGTGTCCCGCCCGATCATGTCTCGGGCATGGCGGCCCGCCTGGACGTTCTGGCCGTTGATGGTCTTGAGGCGGCCCATCGCCTCGTTCAGGTAGCCAGGCAGGACAGCCATCGCCTCGTCGCGCTGGGTGCCCATGCGCCCGACCTGCTGCGTGTAGAGCTCCTCGACCATGGCGCGCTGCTTGACCAGCGCCTCCTGGCGAGCCTTCTCGGGGTCGTAGCCGCCACCGAAGCGGAAGCCGCCTCCACGGCCACCGCCACCGCCGCCACCACCGCCACCCATCGACCCCATCTGCTGGTCGTACTTGTCCATGGCGTGCTGGGCGTACTTGGCGTCCAGCACGGCGCCCTGGGCGACACCGAAGACGCCAGGGAGCCGCCGAGGGGTGCGCGTCTTGTTCCGCAGGTTCTTGCTGACGGCGTCGAGAAGACCGCCGCCCTTGCCGCCGCTCTTGCCGATGGCCATTACATGATCCCTCGCAGTGCCGACGCGAGGTCGGCCTTCGTCGAGAACTCGCGGTTGTAGGAGCCCATCATCGAGCGGGCATAGTCGTCCTCAGCCCCGCGGTTCTGCATCGTGTAGTTCATGTTCCCCAGCTGGTGCTGGGTGGACAGGTCGTTCAGCCCCATGAGGCGGTTCTGGCCGTAGTCCTGGAGGGCCTGCTGGTACATGCCCGAGTTGAAGGTGCCCCGCTGGATGTGCTGGGTGGGCACCTGCTGACGCTGGCGCCCCCAGTCGATGTTGAACTTCCCGAGGTTCTGCTTGAACGCCAGGTCCCCCAGCTCTCGCTGGTACTGGGTGTTGGCCTGGCTCGTGAGCAGGCCCTGGGACGCGTTGGAGCGCTCCTGGTTGAACTGCTGCATCTGCTGGGAAGTGATGGTGGGGACGGGCATGGCTCTCTCCCTCTAGGTCGATATGTCCCCCGCGGGCGCCTACGTCAAGGGGAGGAAGTAGCCCGACAGGCGACCGCTGGCGACGGTGGTGGCGCCTGGCGCGGATGCACCGATCCCCAGGGTCTGGCCCTGGGTGACCACGAGCTGGATGGGGGCCAGGACGCGGACGGACAGGCCCGTGGCGCTGTGGACCTCGCCGATGTCGTTGTTCAGGGCGACCCCGTTGCGGTACCACCCGAGCAGGTAGCGGCCCGTGCCAGCGTTGCCGATGAGCGCCGCCGCGTACCCCACGAAGAGCCAGGTGTCGAAGTCCTTGGGGACCCGAATGACGTCGGACGCCAGCACCATCGAGTACGGGTCGTCGGTGGCCGTGATGGTCTTGGGCCCGTAGGTCGAGGTCACCGCCTGGCCAGCGTCGATGGTCGCCACGAAGTGCGGCCACACCATGAACCGCTGGAGGTCATGCAGCGCGGCGTCGGCGTTGCCCCGCCTGGGGTTGCGCCATCCGAGCTTCATCGAAGCGACTCGATCCACATGTGGGCGTTGGCGTGCAGCAGCACGCCCGAATCCTGCGTGTAGCGCAGGGAGATGGTGTCGCCAGCGGTCAGCTGGATGGGCAGCTCGCCAGCGACGGTCGTGCCGTACCCGCCCGTCGTGCCCGACGGCTCCTTCACGTCGGCCAGGAAGAGCGTGCCGTTGCGGGCGATGCCCGCGTTGCGGCGCGTGCCCGACGCGCTCGAGGCGAACCCCACGTAGAAGTGGGCCCAGTACCACCCCGTCGTTAGGATCGTGAACCCCGTGGCCGTGGTGGTCACGCCGCGGGCGATCTGGGAGGCCATGCTGGTGAACGTCTCGACGCCGAGCCCTGGCTGCGAGTCGCCCTGGTAGCTGACGTAGCCGAAGACCCCGTCCACGTACGACTTGCGGGTGAACTGGTTGGCCGAGACGGGGTCCGACGAGGGCCCCGAGGGCACGGCGGTGAACGCCACCGAGCCGTCCCGCTGGACGCAGTTCGTGCCGATGAACGTGCGCAGCGCGTCGTAGTTCGCGTTGACCTCGCTCGACTTGGCGAGCGTGCCGCTGACGAAGCTGTAGGGAACTGTGGGGGTCGCCATGTCTAGGCCCTCATCCTCTTGTCGATCCACTTCATGGACACGCCGTGGATGCCCCACGGCTGGCCCTTGTGCTCGTCGGCGGTGCTGTTCTTGAACCGCAACGCCTTGGCCGTCCCCGTCCCGAGGTTCGCTCCGCGCAGGATCCCCGAGCGGGAACCCACCTCGGCCGCCCACTCCATGTCGTCCCAGTCGCCGACGTCCCAGACGCCGTCGCCGACGTCCAGGGTCGTCTCAAGCAGGAAGGTCTTGGAGACTGTGGTGGGGTTGTAGTCCGTCAGGACGTCGACGGGTATGAGCGTGTTCTGCTCGGAGCGCGCCACGACGATCGGGCGCTTCCAGCGCTTGCGCATGGCGGGGTTGCGGGCGTCGAACCAGCGTGTCGTGTACCAGGCTGGGATGGCGGTCGTGGTCCCGACGGTCATCTCGTCCTCGTGGACATCCTCGACGTCGTACTCGTAGGCACGGCCGCCCGTGGCGCCCAGCAGCTGCGCCTCGGAGCCAGGGCCACGGTCATGGACGTGGAGCATGCGGGCGGGGGTGTCGTGGATCGTCCACGCCCCCTGCTCGCCCACGTCGGGCGCGTACACCAGAGTGACGGCCTGGTCCACCCAGGGCTCGGCCTGGTGGACGACGGCGACGTAGACCCGCCGACGGTGGTAGGCGACCTTGGCGTTGTGCGACTCGGAGGGGTCCAGCTTCTCGTCGTCGATGAGCGGGTAGATCCGCTCGAAGACGTACTCGAGCTTCTCGCCGTCGTACTTCCACAGGCCCGTGCGGGCGTCCCAGAAGTAGAGGGCGTCCTCGGTGACGCAGACCGCCGTGGGGCGCTCAACGCCGAGCTCGGTGGTGAGCTTCACCAGGGAGAAGCCGCTGGGCGGGTCCCCCTCCAGCACGTAGACGCCTCGCTTCTTGAAGATCACCAGGGCGTTCTTGAAGGACACCATGGCTCGCACCCACGAGCCGCCGTCGCCGACGCCGACGTCGATCCAGTCGTTGGTCCGCCAGTCCTCGGCGCTGCCAGGGTGCGACCAGCGGACACGCTGGTCCCAGGCTGAGAACATGCACTCCTTGTGGAAGGCCAGGAAGGCCGACTGCGGCATGCGTCCACCGACGGGCGCCCCCAGGTCGTCGACGTAGGACGGCAGGGGCAAGCTGGTAACGGCGGCGCCGTTCCAGCGGTAGGAGCCCGCGCCGCTCAGGCTGCAGAAGTACAGGAAGCCGTCCTGCTGGGCGAAGCTGACATCGCTCTGGCCGCTCGCTCCCGCCTGCACCAGGGCCCAGGCAGCGCCGTTCCAGCGCCGCACCTCGCCCTGGGCGGCAGCCAGCAGGTGGCGCACGCCCGAGGGGTCCACGTAGGTGTGCATGGTCGTGGCGGTGGCGTTCGTCCCGCCGACCCAGGAGAAGTTGAAGTTGGTGGAGACGTTGTCGTAGGGCCGCATGCCACGGCGCACGGCGAAGCCGCCGCGCCGATCCAGGTCGACGTTGCCGAGGTCGAAGCTCTCGTTCTTGTCCAGGTTGTACGGATCCGCCTGGAGGTTGAGCCCGCCCGTGAAGTCACGTGCGTGCTCGACGTTGATGCGCCTGTTCGCCATCCGCTACTCCCAGTCGAACCGAGGGCGGCTACGTCGCCACGAGGTCTTGCCTCGCCCGTTCATCACCAAGGGCCGCTGGAGCGGCATCTCGGTCATCCGACGCCCGAACTCGTTCAGCTCCTGGTCGAAGGTGTTGCGGTAGAGCGACGCCATCTCGGGGTCTTCCTGCTGGGCGTATGCCCGATGCAGGGCCCAGAGCGCCACGGTGTTGTGGAGCTCCTCGGGCATGTCGGGCTCGGCGCCCGCGCCGTCAGCTACCCAGTCGTTCTGTGCGCGGTAGCCCCGCACGATGAACTCGTAGGCGGCGTCGGGGATGGGCCACAGGACCACCATGCCGCCCCACTCGGTGAAGTAGCGCGGCCGCCCCGTGGTGGTCGAGGACATCTCCTGGATCTCCTCGGGGGAGCGCCACTCGAGGTTCTCGTTCTCGAGTGTCATCGCCGCCAGGCGCCGCAGGTTCCCGCTGAACCCGTCCAGCGCGTACAGCGTCCAGCCAGGGTTGGCGGTCAGGGTGCTCCACGCCTCGTAGAACGGCCACCGCTGCTCGCTGTACTCGACTCGCCTCGAGCCCTCGCGGATGAACGTGTCGAGGACGGGATCGGGGAGGTCGTCCTCCTCGATGTCCATGTGGACCCGCACGTAGTCGCGGATCTGCTGCAAATTCAGGGCCATCCTTGCCTAACGCCTCTCGCTACGAAAGCTTCTCGGCAGCACGCTTGTGGCCTGCGCAGAGCGTCTCGCCCTTGACGGGGCGAGCGCCGCACTGGTCACCGTGCTTGTTGTCCTCCAGGCAGAAGGCGGGGTCCCGCTCGACGGGAGCCTCGAGGTCGCTCTGGGTCAGCTGGAGGTCGGAGTTGCCGACGAAGCCGACCTTGCCCCCTGC